AAACATATGTATATATCTTTAATATGTTCTTCTATAATCTTTTTTTGTAATATTGGTTGTATAATTTTTCCAAATAATGGAATTGCATTTCTTTTTATTGTAATTGCATCAAAAGCTCCTTCACATAATATAATTGGCTCATTCCAATTAATTAACATTTCAAATCCAATTATATCTTTCGATGTTTGAGGATTTTTATGTTTATGTGGATCGCTTTTATAATAAGCTCGTGATACAAAATAATTTAATTGACCATTTATATCATAACTAGGTATAATAATTTTACCAGAATATTGACCAGAGTCTGCATATCCGATTCTATATCTAATAATATCAAAAATATTAATGCCTCTAGTTTTTAAATAATGAATTGCATTTCTATAATCTGGTGTTTTCTTTTCAATCCACAATGGTTGATATTCATTGGGAAGTTGTAATGAATATTCAATTTTTGTTTCTTTAGTATCTCTATATTTTGAGACTTCAATTATTCTATTAAGTTTATCAAATTTTTCTTTTGGTAAATTTAATTGTTTAAACAATGATCTAATCGATCGACCTTTTTTATCAGATATCCAACAATGCCATGCATTTTGTCCTTCACTAGTAGTATTTAAATCAATTTCTAATTTAGGTTTATAATGTGAAGTAAACGGAGAGAAAAATGCAATATTAGTCCCAGAAGTTTGTTTGCCTTTACCTAGTACAGATTCTAGCAATTGAAGTAGTTTAAGATTCTTCATATAATCTATTATAATAAAATTTACTGAAAGATCAAAAGTATTGGTATTATATATGTTAGACACAATTAATCGGTCTAACGAATCATCATTTAATAATATACATAATAATATATATTACATTAAACGATTTCATCTTTTTATTAACTTACATTAAAAAAATAATGAATATTTTTCAAAGATCCAATTATAATGCAAAAAATTTTGTTGTAACTGGTGTTTCTCCTTCTTTACAACATTCACTTAACCATTCTATTGGCATATCTTTTTTTGCAACGTGTTTAATACCTAGTTTTAAAGCATATGCTTCATACGTTGTTTTTGAACCTTTTGATATCTTCTGATTTGGGTTCTGAAATATTATTCTTAAATCTATATCAGGATTTGAAGCTAATATATTTTTCATTTTTTGTCTATCAGTACTTGTCCATCTACCTTTAGTTTCAATATACATTGTCTTTCCATCTTTTTTTGTAAAAATAAAATCAGGTGTATATTTTGAGTTCTTTTGTGGAACTATATATTTTAATGTTTCTGTTTCATAATTAACAGGATATTTTGCTTCTTTAATTTGATCTGCAACTTTTAATTCTAAGCCGGATCTATATCCGTATTTATATGCTGCTTGGCGTTGTTTATTATTAGAGTGCCAATGATTTTTCATAACTTTCCTTTACCAGTCTATCATAACTAAATTACCATTCCATAACATGATATTTTCAGGTCTAAAATCTAATGATAATTCTAAGTCTCCAATTCCGGTTTTTTTAACTTGTTGTTCTAATGCTCTTAAAAATGTAATAATTCTCGGAGAATAATTTCTTGAAGCTTCTGTATTTAAAAAATTAAATATACTTGTTTCTAGTCCTTGACTTCGAGCATATTCTTTATAATCATTATAATAACGATTTAATTCAGATTTTAGATTATCTGTTAAATTTGAAGCTCGACTCATTATATACATATTTTTTTGTGAGTCTGAATAATGTACCGGAATAAATGCATCAAATTCATTAGGACGTCCAACTATAACATCAGCTACAGCTGTTTCTTCTGGCTCTGTTGTTATTTTAAATAATAAATCTTCACCATTAATAGAATACACTTTTCCGTTATCACCTTGAGCTAAAAATGTTAATTCTTTATTTTTTATTTTAGATAATAATCTATCAGCTTCTTCTTCTGATATTTCGTTTAATATGTTCTTTAATTTAATCATCTATAAATTTACTTTTGGTTTATCTAAATCTATTTTCAAAGAAAAATTTAAATCAATATCATTTCTATTTTTTATAGGAGAGCCTGTTTTTCCAATCATTAATAATTGTCCTTTATCATTATATAAACCAATTGTAGTTATATAAGGATTAAATGCACTCCCAGTTGCAAACGATTTCATATTAATATTATCATCTAACAATGTAGTAGGATTTAATGTTGCGTTAAAATCTCCCGAATCAATTGTTAAAAATACAGAATGTTCAAACCGTCTAACAGTACTTTTATATGTTAATGTATAATCAGAATTAATTAAATCTTTATAAAGATAATTTGGACTAGAAATAATAAAAAATCCGGACTTATCAAAAACATTACCAATTCGATTTGTTTGTAATATTTGATTTGCTGATTCTGATCTATTTCCTAATGAGTTAATTTGTTCTTGCGATAATGATTTATTATATACACGTATTTCATCTAAATATGCATTTAGATAGCTAGAGCCTATATTATCTGTTTGGTATCCTCCAATTGATAAATTATTATCATTGTTAATATATACAGATGATGTTGTTAAACTATCAATAGGCGTAGTAATAAAATCAAAGCTTCCGGAACTATTTTTTACTGTATCAATAAATATTTCTAAATTACTTCCTGACTTTTGACATGTAACATGATTCCATGTGCTAGTATTTAATACTGATGATGTAACTTCTGCAATTAACGTTTCAGATCCTTGTGTTGAAAATTTTATATTTCCAGATCCAGACAATTCTATTTTAAATGGATATTGTTGATTTAATAAAGAATTTATTTTTCCAATTATCAATTGCCCAGAACCAAATTGTGATGCATTTGGTTTTATATAAAATGATAATGTATAATTATGATCTTTGTCATAATATCCATTTAATTCTGTTTCAATATAACTAGAACCGGTAAATAATGCAGAAAGTCCAATTGGTAATTGTTGTCCATTACTAGTAGTTACTCCTGTATTAAATGTTAAATTATTATATAATGTATATGGAATTCTTGTTAAATCAAAATATTCATTGAATCCTTCATAAAATGTTTCTTGTAAAGGAAAAGATCCAGTATTAATATTTGTATCAAATATATTTCCATATTTATCCGAGTTTAATGTTAATCCAGAACTAGAAACATATGTAAATGAATTTGGTTTAATTCCTTCTCCAAATTTAATTTGCGGTATACTAAAAACAGATGCACTTTGATACAGAAATTTCGAAGTTTTATTTAAATCAGTAGGTCCATATGTTTTTGTAGGTTCATTTTTATATTTGTAAAATAAGTGATTAATTGAATAATATGTTTGAAATTGATATATGCCATTTGAATTTAATGGAGCAGTAAATGTAGCACTAGCAGAAATATTAGGCAATGTTCTTTGATAAATTCCTAATAATGGTATAAAATTATTTGATTCTGCACTAGCAGATGTAAAAGAAAAAGTTTTATTTGCTTCAAATTCATTTACCTTATAATTAACTGGATCTATTTTTTTAAACACTGTTGGAGGAGCGCCATAATATGTTGTTATATCTGAAGTTTGATTCGCCATACTAGTAAAAACCCGTTATATCTTTAATATAAATATAACGGGCTTAAATTCAATGATAATTATTAAAAATCTAATTTAACACGTATTAACGCTTCTCTAGAAAATGATTTTAATAATGGTTTACTTAATTTAGCAACTGCTAACAATTCATTGCTATCATTATACAATCCAACTGTTGTAATATATGATTTAGGATTACCAACATATGAAGAGTTTTTAAAGTCTCCAACCGACCCAGTAACGTATGAAGGATTATTTGAAAAATTAAAACTTCCATTTTTAACTCTTACAAAATAATGAGTACTAGTAATTTCTTGTTCATTTCTTGCTTCGAATCCTACATTACCACCAGCAGCTGCAGCCGATCCAGATATAGAATTAAATAACAAATAATGATTATTACCTTCAGATAATACTGCATTAGAAGCAGTTAAATTAGTTGAAAATCCTAATTGTTGATCTAACATTTTTCCATCTAATATCATTACTCCATGAGTTGGATAAAATAATCCATAATAAACAGGATTTGTTGTGTTATGTACTCCATTATCAATACTACCAGATACAATATTATATACAACACCAGATTCAGTTGTGGTTCCTCCAGGAACTATTGAAGAGTCATCAATTAATGTAATTCTATTAGATCCTACAGTTACACTTCCTGTTGCATTTTGAGTATGAGTTGTTATATTTTGTAAAGGAATTTCCCAATTACCAAAATCAATTGATTCTTTTTGTCTTGCTCGTTCAATATTAATAGCATAAATATAATCAGTACTACCAGATCCTGCAGTTACAAATCTAGATGCATCTTTATTTAATAATAATTGTTTATATTGTGCATAAATTGCTTTTGACGCTGGACTTTCTTGTGTGCCTAATTTTGAAGATCCATTTCCATCTACATGTCCAAATGCTACTGCAAATTGTACTGCTCTAGTTTCATCTGATGTTGCTGCGTCAAATACATCAACATAATGTCTTTTTTGTGATACTGTTTGTACATTTGAAGCAAAAAATGTAGTTAATGTTCCAATCCCTCCACTCCATAATCCTGCAGTTACTGTCTCTTTTTGTTGTGAAACAACATCTTCAGATACATTAAATCTAGAATATGTTTCTCCAGATGTGCTAACCGTAGGTAAAGTGCCATCTTGTTTTTGATTTGGTAATTGTTTTAATTTATCTATTATTTTCATTTTATTAATTCCAATTTAAGCCTAAAAAGTAGGAGCATTACTTGCTACTGTTTGTTTGTTAACAGTTACATTAACAGTTGTGCTACCACCTGTTTCATTTGCAATAATATTTACAGTTGTGGTTTTATCTTCTAAAAGATTTTTAGCTGTAATTTGAAATGCAAATCCTGCTACCGCAATGCTTTGTGCATCTGCATTATTTCCAATTGCAGTTGGGGTAGTTGGCAACGTTCCTGGATTAGCTAATGATTGAACAACACTAATATCAGCAATTGTACTATCTGCTAATATTGCTGTATATCCAAATGTAGAATTACCAGACGCAAAATTACTTGTATTTGGCGTTATGACCGCAGTGTCTCCTGCAGCTTGTAATGTAATTGATGGATTTGCAACAGTTATAACAGGAATTCTTGTTATTTGTTTTGGTAATGTAACTAATTTATATTTTAATGCTTGAGTTTCATCTGGAACTGCTTCCACTAACGGCATATTTTCTATTAATATTCCATAATAACTTGATCCTAATGGATGATTAATATTCCATAATCCATAATCTACTTCATCATCTCCTAATGCAAACTGTGTGATATTGAAATCAGAACTACCAGCTGCTAATAGCTCTCTTCCTTTTTTGGTTAGAATAGCATCTACTGTAATTGTACTATTATTTAAATATCCCATTGTATATACCTTTTATTTTTAATAAATATTATCTTATAAAATTTTTGTTGTTTTTATTTAAAAAACTCTTCTGGTTCTTCTCCAGATCTTCTTTTTCTTTTTCTCTTTTTACGTTCACGGATTTTTTCTACCTTAAATGAACCTTCACTACTTGGAGTACTAACTGTAATATTATTCGGATTAACTTCAGAAAACTCTACAACTGGTCCTCCGTCAATTGTTTTAAAATTACCAGTAAATCTTGTCGGTTCAATATTAAAATCTTTTCCAATTAATTTAGATCCATTAAATCTTGCATTTTCCATTCCTATAGGACTAAAATCTTGAACTTCGGCAAATGAACCGGTTAAATTAAAATATTGTGTTATTCCAGAACTCACAGCACCAGAACTTCCATATGTAGAAGACCCATACGTTCCAGATCCATATCCTCCTCCACTACTAGGTGTTGTACTAGAAGATGGAATCATTGTTTTAAATATATTAGAGACTCTAGATCCAGTAATTGTTGGTAATATTGCTTCAGATTCCCAATACGGACTAGATCCAGTAACCCATGATCCACTATATCGATATATTATATTATATGAATATGGAGTTTCTGTATATGAAGTGCTACTAGTTAAATATGCTACATAATTATTAGCAACAGATCCAGATAGAATATTTTGATCTTCTGAATTTACAATTAATTCTGATTCTATAGATTCATATGATGATGTAATATTTTGAGTTTCTGTTGAAACAATTAAATTAGCGTCATATGTTTCATTACTTCGTTGCAAATACCCAGTTTTCGTAGAATCTTTACTTCGTTCTAATAATGTAGGTTGTATTAACAATCCAGTTATTTTATTTACACGTGCAGGAAGTAATTGTTCAATTTGACCAAAAAATGATAAATCAAATAAACTAAAAACACGCAAATATTCA